CTGGACCGAAAGCTGGCAGATCTTGAGCAGACATCGCTGGAGCTTTGCGAGGTGTGCGGCTGGAAGACCTTGATCCCCGGTGACTGCTGTTTGAACTGTGAGCGTAAGCACCCGCTGGGGCAGGCATCAACGGATGTGTTGTTAACTGTTTACAGCGTCAAGAAAGCAGAGCCGGTGCGCAAGCCTGAGCCGGTGGCGCTGGATTGGCTGCACAAGTGGGCAAACCGAGATGACGGCGAGCCTGAGACTCAATGGCATGAGGGGTACGAGGCTGCGCGTAGGGTTGTGCAAATCCATCTCACCACCCCACCCCAGCGCAAGCCGCTCAGTGAGGAGGAGATCTATAGCTTGTTTAGAACTGCCGGTTCGCCAACGGCATTTGCCCAAGCCATCGAGCGGGCGCATGGCATCAAGGAGTAACACATGACCTACGAACCATCTGACTTCGCCCGCTGTGCTGGTAACCCATGCTTTGAATACTGCAAGGCATGTAAACGCAACGTAGCCAATTCACCCGTGAACCCTAACTCAGACCGCCAGTGGTGGATGGGGCCGTGGATCATGGAAGATGAACGCTGCCCTAGCTTTACGGAGAACAAGGAGGAATGAAATGCCCGGAGTGCGGAACATGGACGGAAGTTCTGGATACGCGGATGCGCAAAGATGGATCGCGCCGCCGACGCTACCAGTGTGCAAACCTGCACAAATTTTGGACCGAGGAGCGGATCGTCCCTGGCCCTTCCTCTACAGCTATCAAAAAGACGGAAGCGTTACAGAAAATCGAGGAAGAAAAACAACGCGTTATGCTGAAGCTGAAAGTATGGGAGAAGCCCTGATATGAGCGCGAATGAGACACAGGTGGGCGGTAACCACTACAAACAATTCCAGTATGAAACCTGGGATGTGATCTTGGACTGGCAGCTCGGGTATCTTGACGGCAACGCAGTCAAATATCTCAGCCGTTGGAGACATAAAAACGGAGTGCAAGATCTGAAGAAGGCTGCGCATTACATCCAAAAGCTCATCGAGGTGGAAGAGTCCCGTGCCGCTTGAGACCATAAGAAAACTTCTTGTAGCACGCAAGCCGAAGTCCGTGCTCGAAATCAAGGACGCCGACCCTGATTGGTCACCATTGCGCCACTGCGTTGCACACGATGCCGAGTGGACTATGGCGGACGATCTAGCTGCGTGGAAGCCTCAGAGCAAGTACGACGTTGGGTTGGTTGGCCGCGTGCTGGAGCAGTTCAGCGTGTCCGATGCGTTGTTCCTGATGCACCGTTTATCTGAGTGCTGCAACACAGTGGTACTACGTGTAAAGCGAAACAGCGAGTTGGTCGTTGCGCTCCCTACGCCGCAAGGGGTGTACGTGGAGGACGACGTTGGTGTTTACGTATATACAAGTGCAACCGAAAAAGCTGCCTCACTACCTACCATCTTCGTGAACATCGCTTCGTACCGTGATGATCAGGAACTGTGGGCGACAGTTGCAGATGCGGTAGCTAAGGCCGAGCACCCTGAACGACTGAGGTTTGTCGTAGTTGATCAGACCATGTACCCTGCCCGAGAAGATAAGCTGGCGTTGGCTGCGCCTGCGCAGATCGAGTATCTGTTTGTGGACTACAAGTTCAGCCGGGGCCCCTGTTGGGCACGAGCGGTGGGATTCACGCTTTTGTATGACGAGGACTATGTACTACAGGTCGATTCACATTCACGGTTCGACCCCGGATGGGATACATGGTTTATACGAACGATAGAACGCTTGAAGTCCAAGTCAAGCAAGCCTTACCTGTCCATGATGCCGTATGGATTCACCTATGAGAACAACAAGGTGAAGCTGGATCGCTGGGGCTCAGCTACTGTGGGGCAGAAACCCGCCCAAGATGGGTCGATGAGCGCCGTGGCAATTGGGTACGCAGGTGTTGTGTACGGGCATACCGAGGACGTAGAGGGTAGCCGTATATCTGCGGGCTGCGTGTTCGCCCCTGCAGACTTGTTCCGGCAGGTGTTGATTGATCCGGCTCTGTACTTCTACGGTGAGGAGCACAACTTCTCTGCCCGAGCTTTTACCCACGGGTGGGATCTGTTTTTCGTGGCGGGGCAACCTGTCTTCCACCTGTTCAACGATACGAAGTGCTCCGTCCGTGCGCCGCATTGGAACGAGGGGGATGACAAACAGCGGGCTAAGCGCTGGTGGACATACGATGAGCAGTCAAACAAGCGGCTGAAAAGTTTGTTGGTGGATGGCGCAAACCTTGGGGCTTACGGGCTCGGCACTGCACGTACCCTAGCTGGTTACGCTGACAAGTTTGGCATCGACTACCCGAACATGCGCGTGCGTGCTGGCTTCGGGGAAAAGAAACAACCTGAGAACTCGGAGAACGAACAACATGGACCTGATAACTCTTGACTTTGAAACGTACTACGACAGGGAGTTCAGCCTCACGAAACTTACAACTGAAGAGTACATACGCGATAAACGGTTTGAGGTTATCGGCGTGGGGCTCAAGGTCAACAACGGCGTAGTGGAGTGGGCAAGTGGGACTGAACAGCAGATCAAAGATTGGTTACTCCAGTTTGACTGGGAAAACTCTATGGCGTTGGCTCATAACGCTATGTTTGATGGGGCCATTCTGGCTTGGCGGTTTGGCATTCTGCCTAACCTATGGCTTGATACTCTGTGCATGGGGCGGGCTCTGCACGGTGTGGAAGTCAGTAACTCCCTGGCAGCGTTAGCGCAGCGCGAGGGGCTCGGCACCAAGGGCGTGGAGGTGCTGACCGTAGCGGGTATGCGCCGCGAGGACTTCTCCAAGGAGCGGCTGGCTCGGTACGGGGACTACTGCGTCACCGACGTGGAGCTTACGTACCTGCTGTTCAAGAAGTTCTTGCCCCTGTTCCCCAAGAAGGAACTGAAGCTCATAGACACAACGCTACGTATGTTTATCGAGCCTACGCTGCGGCTGGACAAGGATCTTTTGCAAGAACACCTACAGAGTATTCAGGAACAGAAGTCCAAGTTGCTGGCCGACAGTGGTGTGGAAGCATCGGATCTGATGAGCAACCCAAAGTTCGCAGAGGTGTTGGCCAATCTTGGTGTAACGCCGCCGAGGAAGACGAGTCTGACCACGGGTAAAGAAACGCATGCGTTTGCCAAGAACGACGAAGACTTCATCGCATTGCTCCACCATCCGGACTGGCGCGTGCAAGGGTTGGTATCGGCACGTCTTGGAATGAAGTCCACCCTGGAAGAGACCCGCACCCAACGGTTCATTGACATAGCCGAGCGGGGCGCACTACCGGTGCCGATCAAGTATTACGCAGCGCACACGGGGCGGTTCGGCGGGGACGACAAGATCAACCTGCAGAACCTGCCGAGCCGAGGAGAGAACGCGGGGAAGTTGAAGAGCGCTATCCTCGCGCCCGAAGGGTACAGCATCATTGACTCCGACTCTTCTCAGATTGAGGCACGGGTATTGGCGTGGCTTGCGGGGCAAGACGATCTGCTGGAGGTGTTCAGAAAGAACAACGAGGAGATTCTTGCAAGTGTACCCAAGAAACAGTTTAAGCACGACCCGTACAAGCTGATGGCATCACAAATTTACGGTAAGCCAACCACCGAGATCACAGACCCTGAACGGTTTGTAGGTAAGACAACGATCCTTGGTTGTTTTGCCGCCGACACTAGGGTATTGACAAACTCAGGTTGGAAGCGTATTGTAGAAGTTCAAGCTACGGATTTGGTATGGGATGGTGAATCATGGGTAACACACCAGGGGGTGATCCCGAAGGGAGAGCGCGAGACGCTCAGGGCATGGGGGGTAGACGCTACGCCGGAACACGAAATTCTGACGGAACATGGGTGGCGGGAGTGGTACGAGGTGGTTACAAACCCTACCCTTTCCCAATCGGCTTTCGACAAGGCACGCTCACTGTCGTTGGTTGGCAGCAGCACATCAAGTCCATGGGTAGATCTGCAGGGTGGCATCCCGTGGTCCGGTGTGATTGTGGATGGCAAGGCCAAGTTGACAGACAGAACTTCAAGTCGGGGCGTACAACAAGGTGCAATACGTGCGCTAAAGGTGCGGCAGACGCAACTCGCAAAAAGTATTGGGGCTATGAAGCAATTGTTCCAGACATGGGGCACAGGCAAAGACTGCTCAACCGAATTGCGAGTGTTATTTCAAGATGCCACACAAAGACTTGCAAAACATACGCGCACTATGGTGGACGGGGTATCACTGTTCATGAACCCTGGCGTACTGATCGCGCCGCTTTTTTACAGTACCTCATTACTCTCCCCAATTGGGACGACCCCAAGCGTGACCTTGACAGGGTTGATAACAACAAAGGGTATGAACCGGACAACCTTCGATTCGCAACCCGAAGTGAAAACGCACGTAACAAGCGAACGGTCAAAGAAATGCAAGCAGAAATTGCAGACCTACGACATCGCTTACGCAGGGCCGAACAACAGATTCATGATTGCGACAGATGTAGGACCGCTTATTGTTCATAACTGCGGGTACGGTATGGGCGCGGTGAAGTTTCACGCCCAGTTAAGGGGCTCAGAGGCGAACGTGGATCTGGACGAAGCCCGCCGAATCGTGGAGGTATACCGGAAGTCAAACCCGGCGATCACCGGTTTGTGGCGGCAGGCGCAGCTCATGCTGGTTGCGATGCTGCGGGACGAGCCGGCTATGCTAGGGCGCTCCGGTGTGCTGTCAATAGTGCCCGTGGAGAAAGCAATCCTGTTGCCTAGCAAGCTGATGCTGCGGTACGATGACCTGAAGGCGCACGAGGGTGAGAAGGGGATCGAGTTCACCTACAAGACCCGTAAAGGGCGCACTCGCATTTACGGCGGGAAGGTCATCGAGAACGTCTGCCAAGCCATTGCCCGCTGCATCATCGGGGAACAGATGCTGCGTATCTCCATGAAGTACAAAGTTGTGTTGACAGTGCATGACGCTATCGCGTGCATCTGCAGAGACGAAGAAGTAAATGAAGCTCGGGCGTATGTTGAAGAATGTATGCGGTGGGTACCGAAGTGGGCAGGGGGGCTGCCTGTTAACTGTGAAAGCGGAGTAGGAAAAAGTTATGGCGACTGCTGAGATCGTGGACTACGCTATGCCTCTGATGAACATCGAGCGCATGGCTAAACAACTGTATAACGAATGCCTGGAGGATGATCTCCCCGCTGCGGAAGAGACCGCCCTGCGGATGGGTGTAGAGGTACGAGTGCTTCAGGCTACCCTTGCGATCATGCAAAACAAGGAAATGCCGCGATGAGCACGAGCCGCTGGTCATACAGCAGCCTGAAACTTTTTGAACAGTGCCCTCGAAAGTATTACCACCTGCGGGTGGTCAAGGACTTCAAGGAGCCTGAGTCAGAAGCGATGATGTACGGCACGCGGTTCCACGAAGCTGCGGAGTTCTACATCAAGGAAGACCGCCCTCTCCCCCCGTACTTCACCTTTGTCAAAGGTGCTTTGGACAACCTGAAGCACATCAAGGGGGAGAAGCTGTGCGAATACGAGATGGGGATCACTGAGGACTTGCAGCCATGCAAGTTCGACGCACCCGATGTTTGGTTCCGTGGGATTGCTGACCTGCTGATTCTGGATCGGGAGTCAGGGGAGGCAAGGATCGTTGACTACAAGACCGGCAAGTCCTCCAAGTACGCGGACCCGGATCAGTTGGAGTTGATGTCCCTGTGCGTGTTCAAGCACTTCCCCGAGATCAAGAAGGTGCGCTCCGGCCTGCTGTTCGTGGTGTGCAATGCGTTCGTGAAGAGCAAGTGCGAATCCACCCAGCAAGATACGCTCTGGAAGAAGTGGGCAGACAAGCATGACAAACTAAAATTTGCCATGAGTCACGACGTGTGGAACCCCAAGCCTTCCGGTCTTTGCCGAAAGCATTGCGTGGTGACTACCTGCCCGCACAACGGAAAGAACTGACATGCCCTACACCAAGTCCCCCCGTCCGTACAAGCACGAGTACGAAATGCAGCAGCAGCGCGGCGAACACGAAGACCGCATGGAACGGCAGCGTGCCAGGAGGGCGATGGATAAGAAGGGCGTGAATCGTAAAGGTAAAGATGTCTCCCACGTAAAAGCGTTGGCGCGTGGGGGCACTAACTCTGACGGCTACAAGCTGGAGTCTCCGAAGGCAAACCGCAGCAGGAATCTGCACAAAAAAGGCGAAAAAGCCACTTGACGTGCCAGCGCGGTAGCGCTACATTGGATTTGTCTGCGGTGGCAGGCAACCCCTGTAAGGTGTGGGTGGGGGGCAGCGGTCTTCCGAGGGACCGATAACTACACCAGTCGGCACGAGAATCCTTTCTCCTCTCGGGAACCGATAAGCAGACGGCAGAACAGCTAACCCTGTTCTGCCTGTTCTGCCATTCCAAAAAGGTACGAGATGCAAATCATTGACAACAAAGCGCTGCTCCTGACACTACGTGACCCTACCAAAGTTACGTCAGTCATCCCGAAGAGCAAGGTGGTCGGCGCTAACAAGGTGGCGGTGCATTGGGGTCTGGACGAGGCACAGGTGCTGAAGAACCTGAAGATCAAGAACGTGCCGTCCCCCATCCTCAAAGAGTACGACTGGCCTGGACTGCACGCCCCCTTCGAACATCAGAAGACAACCGCCGCATTCCTGACATTGAACAAGCGGGCGTTCTGCCTCAACGAGCAGGGCACCGGCAAGACAGGCAGCGTCATCTGGGCAGCGGACTACCTGATGAAGAAGAGCCGTATCCGGCGCGTGCTGGTGGTGTGCCCGTTGTCCATCATGGACTCGGCATGGCGTGCGGACCTGTTCAAGTTCGCAATGCACAGGTCGGTGGATGTAGCCTATGGGTCAGCAACCAAGCGCAAAGAAGTTATCGCAAGCCAGACAGAGTTCGTCATCGTCAACTTCGATGGTCTGGAGATCATTGCCGAGGACGTTGCAGCGGGCGGGTTCGACCTTGTGGTGGTTGACGAAGCTAACGCATACAAGAACGTGCAGACCAAGAGATGGAAAACGCTCAACAAACTGCTGCGTCCTGATACGTGGTTGTGGATGCTGACAGGAACTCCCGCAGCGCAGTCCCCGATGGATGCCTACGGCTTAGCTAAATTGGTGAACCCTTTAGCTGTACCAAAGTTCTTCTCCTCCTTCCGCGACATGGTGATGTTCAAGGCGACCCAGTTCCGCTGGATACCCAAGCCGACCGCCACGCAAACGGTGTTCAACGCCCTGCAGCCAGCCATCAGGTTCACCAAAGCCGAGTGCCTTGACCTCCCCGAGATGACCTACGTGGACCGCCACGTAGCGTTGACCAAACAGCAGGAGCAGTATTACAAGGTGCTCAAGAACAAGATGATTGTCGAAGCTGCGGGGGAGGAGATCACTTCCGTCAATGCAGCCGTCAACCTGAGCAAGCTACTGCAACTGTCTTGTGGTGCGGTCTACGCAGACACAGGTGATACGGTCACCTTCGATATCAAGAACCGATACAACGTGCTATTGGAAGTCATCGAAGAAGCAGCCAAGAAAGTTTTGGTGTTCGTCCCGTTCCGCAACTCCATTGAACTTGTGGCAAGCCAGCTTACCAAGGACGGATACACAGTAGAAATCATCAATGGAGATGTGCCAGCCAATAGGCGCACTGAAATCTTCAGACGCTTCCAAGAAACGCCAGATCCGCGTATCCTTGTCATTCAACCGCAAGCTGCATCGCACGGTGTCACGTTGACCGCAGCCGATACGGTTGTGTGGTGGGGGCCTACTAGCTCCTTGGAGACCTACTCACAGGCAAACGCACGGGTACACCGGGCAGGGCAGCGCCACCCCACAACGGTGGTACGGCTCCAAGGATCGAACGCGGAACGCCACGTGTATCAAATGCTAGACACTAAAGGAGATGTCCACACACAAATAGTTGACCTCTATAAGAGGCTACTAGCATAGCCCACAAGAACGTACTAGAATTCAAACCCCGACAACAGGAGAACGACATGGACGACACGGTTGCAACGACCGAGAGCGAAGCCTCCCCCCAAGTTCCAGTAGACCGGTTGGTACGTGCATTCCTCAAGATGCGCACCGCCAAGGAGAAGCTGGTCAAGGAACACGAGGAGGAGGTCGCCAAGCTGGAAGAAGGTCTCAAGACGATCAAGCTGGCGCTGCTCGGGTACTGCAAAGACAACAACATCGATAGCGCCAAGATCGCTGGGGTAGGCATGTTCTACCGTGGCGTGAAGAAGCGCTACTGGACAAACGATTGGGAAGCTATGGGTAGGTTCGTGCTTGAGCACGAAGTGCCCGAGCTTTTTGAGAAGCGTCTGCACCAAGGGAACATGGAATCCTTCTTGGAGCAGCACCCGGAATTGCTACCACCCGGGCTGAACGTGGATAGCGAGTTCACCATAACTGTCAGGAGGGCCTAATGGCCGAAGACAAATACGTTGCAATTGACAAGGTCGCTGACTACTTCCAAGTCTCGGTCTCAACCGTGCGGTCATGGGTGCGTACTGGTGCCGTGCCTGAAACCGCATACCTCAAGATCGGAAAGACCTACCGGTTCCAACTGCCAGAGGTAGAAAACGCTTTGCGGGCACACAACACAGCCAAGTCCGCAATGCTGACCCAAGCGGCTGACTCAAACCCCGACCAAGATCTTTAAGGAGAACAAACCATGAGTAACGAGATTGCACTGTTTAAGGGCGGCGTCCCGGCCTACCTGCGTCAACTGGAAGATGACACCACGAACGCCCTGGCGGGTGGAGAGATGGGGCAACGCCGCGTCTCTATCAAGGGTGGCGTGTTCCGCGAGATGATCGGCTCCAAGGAGTACCGCACTTCTGAAGAACGGTCTATGGGTGTGATCATCATCAAGGCCGCACCGAGCGTACATCGCACGTACTTTGAAGGTACGTATGTGGAGGGGCAGGCAAGCTCGCCCGTCTGCTGGTCTACCAACTCCCAGACTCCCGCAGCGGAAGTTCCCGAGGATCAACGCCAAGCCTCCAAGTGCATGGACTGCCCGCAGAACGTGAAGGGTTCAGGCCAAGGTGAGACCCGCGCTTGCCGGTATCAGCAGCGGATCGCTGTAATGCTGGAGGGTGAAGTTGAGAAGCGCGAGGTGTATCAGGTGGTACTGCCACCGACCTCAGTGTTCGGTGACGGTGAGAAAGGTAAGCTGCCTCTGCAGGCATACGCCCGCCATCTGAGGGCTCACGGCACCCCTATCGCCGGGGTCATCACCGAGATGCGGTTCGATACCGCAAGCCCCACGCCCAAGCTGATCTTCAAGCCCGTACGCCCGATCACCGAGGAAGAACTCGGCATCGTGCAGGAGATGAAGAACTCCAAGGAAGCGGAAGAAGCCATCAAGCTGACCGTGGCACCACCGAAGCCGAAGGAACCGCTGTTTGATAAGCCGACCACCTTAGCAGCTAAGCCGGTTGCTAAGCCCGCTGCTAAGCCGACCCCTGTGGCGGTCGAGGAAGTAGAAGAGGAGGCACCCCCTCCGAAGAAGGTCGAGGCTAAGAAGCCTACTGCAAGTGCTACCAGTCTGGAAAGCCTTGTGGATGGTTGGGACGACGAGTAAATAGCACGGGGGGTGGTGATCCCACCCCCTCTCAGCTACTCGATCTATAACCCCAGCCATTCTCGGATATGCAGACAAACGAATTTCTATCCGCAGTCCTTGGGGGAGATGGGTACATCTGTGTGTTTGGCGCGAACCCTGAAAAGAAGCGCATCATCCAGAAGCTGTACTCCACCGTAGAAGCTGCATCAGCAACAGCAGCGAACCTGATGAACGAAGGCTTTGATGCCTACTTTGGGTTGGCTACATATACCACCGACCAATCACGGAGGGCAGACAACGCGAAGGGTTTGAAATCCTTCTTTCTGGATATTGATTGCGGGCCACACAAGACCGAGCAGGAGGGGTATCCGGGCGGACAGACAGATGGCATCGTTGCGCTAAAGCAATTTTGTCGTAGCACTAGACTCCCTCGACCAACGCTGGTGAACTCCGGTCGCGGTGTGCATGTGTACTGGATCTTGGAAGAGGCGGTCACACCTGAGGAGTGGTTACCCGTTGCCGAAGGGCTCAAAGCACTGTGCGTAACCCACGGGTTGAAGGCGGACCCAGCGGTCACGTCTGACATTGCTCGGGTGCTGCGGCTCCCCGGCACACTGAACTTCAAGGACAACCCCCCAAGAACGGTTAGCTTGCTCGGGGACATCGCACCTCCCGTAAGTTTCGACACGTTCAAAGATATCGTGGGGGCCGTATCCAAACGCCCTCAGTTATCCACAGCGGCTTCTGACGACGACATCTCTGCGTCGATTCTTGGGAACTACCGCAACGTCTTCAAGACCATCATGATGAAGACGGAGGCTGGGCGCGGTTGCGCACAACTGAAGTTCATCATTGACGAACAAGAGACCATGCCGGAGCCTATGTGGCGCGGCGGGTTGTCGATTGCCAAGTTTTGTGTGGATGCAGAAGAAGCTGCGTACGAGATTTCCGGTAAGCATCCGAACTACACCGTAGAAGAAACGAACCACAAGCTGGCGCAGATCAAGGGGCCGTATACCTGTGAGACGTTTGAAAACCTGAACCCAGGTTCACTGTGCGGGGACTGCCCCAATAGGAACAAGATCAAGAGCCCAATCGTACTGGGCCGTGAAGTGCTGGAGGCGGCAGAAGAAGACAACGTAGTTGAAGACACCCCCGAGAGCATGCCCGCAGCGGGCAAGCAGACTTATGTGATCCCCAAGTACCCGGCTCCGTTCTTTCGCGGTGTGAATGGTGGGGTCTACAAGCGCACCAAGGACAGGCAAGGGGACCCGGTTGAAATCCCCATATATCACAACGATCTGTATGTGATCCGTAGATTGACCGACCCAGAACTGGGCGAGTCAATCGTCATCCGACTGCACCTCCCAAAAGACGGGGTACGAGAGTTCACCATTCCTCTGGCCTCGGTGTTGTCCAAAGATGAATTCCGTAAGCACATGGCAATGAATGGTGTTGCCGTAATCAGGATGGACGAACTTATGTCGTACACAACTGCATGGGTCAACAAGCTCCAAGCTGAAGCCGGGGCTGACATCGCACGCCGACAGTTTGGTTGGGTCGATGACAACATGGGGGCATTCGTTGTCGGCACGCGAGAGATTCACGCCGACCGTATTGAGCCGAACCCACCGTCGAGTTCCACGGTGCGGATGTTCCCCGCGCTGCAGTCCAAGGGGACGCTGGAAGAGTGGATCAAGATGGCTGAGTTCTACAACCGCCCCGGCATGGAGATGCACCAGTACGTGATTGGGCTGAGCTTCGGCTCCCCGCTGGTGGCGTTCTCAGCGGACGGCTCGGCCCTGTTCCACATGCACAGTAAGGACCCGGGCATCGGTAAGACCACCGCTATGCGTGTGGGCAACTCGATCTGGGGCGACCCGGAAGACATGATGTGTCAGGAGCGGGACACGTTCAACTCCAAGATGAATCGTGCGGAGGTGTACAAGAACATCTTCCTGAGCATTGATGAGTTGACGAACGTCAGCCCCAAGGACGCAAGTGACTTCCTGTACCAACTGACTGGGGGCAAGCAGCGCAACCGGCTCGGCATTGGCGGGAACGTGGAGCGCTACCGGGGTGACCCCTGGAAGATGAACGCCACTAGCACCGGCAATACAAGCCTGATCTCCCGCGTCACCATGTACAAAGCCATGCCCAAGGCCGAGTCGGTACGGGTGCTGGAGCACCACGCGGTGGCTTATAACTTTGGCGACAAGGCGATCACGGACGAGTTCAACCGAGATCTGATGGGTAACTACGGGGTTGCATGTGTACCCTACATGCAATACTGCATTCGGAAGAGGGACGAAGTTCGTGATCTGTTCTTCTCGGTTCAGGGGCGCATAGACAAAGCAGCGGGGTTGGTGCAGCCCCACCGGTTCTGGTCTGTGCAGGCGGCTTCGGCATTGGCTGGACTGCTGGTCGCCAAACAGCTCAAGCTGATCAACTACGATCTGACCGCGCTGTTCAAGTGGGTTATCGCGTTGTTGGACGCGAACAAGGCTGGGTACATTGCGTCGAATGACGACGCCGAAAGCATCCTGACATCGTTCCTTGCGGAGAACTACAACAACATCCTGCGCATCAAGAGCACCGACGACGCCCGGAATACGGAAGCATCAGATGTGTTCATCGTGCCAGACAGCACCCCACGGTTCCAGCTTGTCGCCCGGTACGAGTACGACGTGAAGCGGCTGTACCTGATGCCGAAGCCGTTGCGGGAGTGGTGCAACAAGCTGCAGCTTTCTTACCACGATTTGGTATCAAACCTGAAGACTGGATCTACCCGAGGCGTCATCAAGAAGATTCGCATGGGGAAAGGCACCCGTATGAACCTGCCTCCGATTGACGCGCTGATGCTGGATTGCTCAGGCTTTATGTCTGAAGAACGCGAAGAAGAGTTGGCAACCCTGCACTCTAGACAGGCGTGAAGTACGAGATAAACCCCGACGGCGTGCCGATGTCCATTGAATGGAAGAAGTTTGTCGTCGGGGCTTCCATGTTTATACCGGCTGTCAACGTCACGCGCCTCGTTCGGCAGATGAGGTCAGTAGCCCGTACCAACGGCATAAAGGTACACCACGTGGAGCGCATCGAGAACGGCAAGCTAGGGGTACGGTTCTGGCGGGTCATGTGATACCATGCCGTCCCGGTGGCGCAATGCCACCTGTTGTCTCGTTCTCCTTGAGCCCCGGCCTAGCGCCGGGGTCTTTTTTAGTCCTCTTGCTCGGCTGCGGTCTGCAGCAGTTCATCGCGTAGGGACTTACTCAGCACAACGCCGTGGTACATCGTCTGGGTGGTCCGCTCGTGCTGGGCCAGCGACCGCTTGATGGTTGCCTCCATGTCACCGAGCCCCGGGTGTTTGATGTAAAGCTCCTGCAGCTTCTCGCGTGCCTCCAACGCACCGTCAATATCCCCCATCCGACTTGCGGTATACATCTCCCGCAGGTACTTGGTTCGGTTGGTAGTCACCGCCTTGTCGATACCCTTCAGCATCGAGTTGATCTCAAGCTGCTTGTTGTACTCTGCAGGGGCAAAACCAAAGATCTGCGCTGCCACGTTCCAAGGCCCAATGTCTCCGACGATGGGGTCGCCGCGAAGGGTGGTCGCACCTTCTGTCGCAAACCGTACCGCCTTCATGGGGTTAGCCGCAAACACAGGCACCATAGCCTCCATGCCGCGCTGGTACTCCCCGTCGTTGATCATCTGTAAACCACGTTGCAGGCGACTAGCGATACCGTAGGCGGGACCCCCGAAAGTTTGTGCAGCCCATTCACCGAGCGTTTCAGAGCCGGACGACACCGGGCTGGTGCGGAAGATCAGATTGCTCAGGCCAACCCGCTCGGCAATGCTGAGACCAGTTACCTCGTTTACCAGTCCTTTGTACATGGACTCGCCCGTGAACCCACGCACCACAGCGCCGAAGTCTTCGTCATCATCTTCCTTGAACATGTTGTACAGCATGGCGACCACACCGAACAACGGCATCCCCTGCAGACCAGCAAACAACCCAGACGTAGCCATGATGCCCGCGAGTTGCTTGAACGCAGCGCGACGGACTTCAGGAGTCTCCCCCCGCAGGGCTTCCTTGGCAGTCTTGAACAACAGGTAGTTCATCAAGACGCCGTACTTCTTGAACATGAACAAGACCTTACCCACGGCATTCTGCGCGATGGGCGGTGCGGTAGCTGCGGAGGAGCCGCCGTTGGTCATTTCTGCCAAGTAGATCGCTTGATGGGCGGCACGTGTTTCCTTGTCCGCGTCCGATAGCGCACGCTCTTCTGCGGTCGCATCTTTACCGTTGAGGCGCTGCAACTCCAAGTCATACGCAGCCATCATGGAGACTTCCCGATTCAGGCGCTCGGCATGGTGGAAGACGAACCCACTGGCCGCGTTTACCCGAGTCAGGGCACTCTTACGATCATCAACCTCTAGGGTGTCGTACATCATGGAGCGATTGAACTGCCCCATCTTGTCGGCTTCTCGGACGAGGGTAGCGTAACGCTTGACTTCCTTGGGTAGGTTAGGGTCGCTGAAGTCGTAGTTGTCCAAAGAAGGCATGGCGCGGCGGTTGTCTTTCTCGCCCTTAGCCCCAAGGATTTCTACCTCTCTGCCGAACCCACTGCTCATGAACGTCTTGTACGCACGGGTGATTGCTTTACCAGCATCTCCGTAGCCGTACTTGCCACCCAACATCGGCATGACAATGAGCGGAACCTGCGTCAGGTTCACCAAAGCCGAAGAGACGTTGAAGCCGAGCAAGTAGTTGAAGCCGACCGTGTTGATGAGTTGTGCCGTCTGACTGACCGTGGGACTGATGGCGAACGTGATCCGGCGCTCCATCTCATCGAGATATTCTTTGGCGAGGCGGTTGTCTTCCGCACCGCCCTTACCCATCTTGATGACATCTTCACGCATGTCCTGCTGCACTTCATACATGCGGGCTGCGTACTTCATGTTCGACAACTGCCGAGACATCGAGAATGTCTTCTCACGCAGCGCACGGATAGAGTCTTTCTTGAAGCCTTCGGTCTCCTTACGACGCTGGAATGACTGAGCAATCGCGGTTTCCGGCAGCGTGGTCAGGTACATCCGCAGGATGGACTCCATAGCATCGTCAAAGCGTTGCTGTTCCACCGAACCCTTCGGGCGGCTCTTCTCCATCGTCTCAAGAATCCCACGTACAAACGATGCAGGTGGGGCGTTCTTGTAGGAAAGCTCTCGTACATTGGAGAACTTCTGCACATCTATGGCACCCGCTGCTTTCACTGCAGCCACAGCACGGTCGCGCTCCCGAGGCGATTCAAACGCTTCCACGTAAAACTCAGTCTGCCCCTTGGCATCCTTCGCGTTGTACGACAGCCAATAGTTACCGTTACGGGTCAGTGGGAAGTACGGGTCGATTTCCCCCTTGGACGCTAGCTTGGCATGCAGTTCATCCTTCAACCGTACACGGGCAGCGGGGTCATCTATAGATGAATCCACACGAGAGTCGATTGCACCAAGGAGTTCGTTGTACAACTCTGCGTAAGCATCACGCATGTTGATGTACAGGTTGCGTGCCCCGGGTGTGGAGTCCAGCAACTTGTTCAGACGGTCCCAAGTATCGAGAGCGTTCTGCATGTCCACTGCCGAGGCAAGTGCGTACTTGTCTTCGTAGAACTTGCGGGGCCGAGTGGGGTCGATCTTGAGCGTGGTGCTGTCGTAGACCACGGTATCAAACCGTTCTGTTGCGGTTGGACCCGAACGACGAGCCCACTCTTCAGCCTTGCGAACCACACCCTCAATCTTCTGGTTCCGAGCGTTCTCATCCCCGGCGCGTTCACGCACCAACTCATTGATGCGCGGTGCTTGAGGTAGGTACTTCTTGGCTACGTCTACGAACACCTCAAGAGGCATCACCGAGAAACCAATCCGCCGAGCAGTGTCCCCAGCGGTAGCAAAGAACCGACTGGCGGCGTTGGCTGCATCCTCACCGGCAACCTGCGCGGTGTAGTCGAACATCGAGTCGATAGCCCGGGAGACGATAGGCGACTTCGGGTTCACCGTCGCTGCAAACAACAAGTCCGCTTCGCGGTACTCAGGGGCTGCAGACAAGATCGACTTGATCGCACGGTCGGCCACGTCATACGCAGTCTCGATAGATACCGAGGGCTTACCCATGAAGCTGCGGAACATGTTACGGATGATGTTGACGAACCGCTCCCATGCCGTGATTGAGGCACCCTTGGGGTTGATGGAGTTCAGCTTCGCCTTGAACTCTTCGTTGGCCCAGGTCTCCGCAACAAATTCATCTAGGCTTGTTGCGCCGTACGCGGTGTCGAGGCTACCCTTCACATCGTTGAACAACACGGTAAGTTGTTTTGTGTAGGGGTTCATTGGGTTAGCAGTGACGTGTGAGGTCATTGCATGCCCCAGTTCATGGAACAACACATGGTTGTTCATACCGAACACGGAGTCCAACGAGATCGAGTTTGTGCGCGGGTCGTATAGCCCCGCTACACGTTTACCTGTGGCATCGGTCAAGTTGTCCACCGCCTGCACGGTGGTGTTCATCGGGATGCTCAGATACAGCTTGGCAAGGTCCGTGCTGACGCCTTCAGATTCAGCGGCAAGTAGACGCAGGGCTTGCTTCAGGTCTCCGTTGTACAGCGCATGGCGCACCACAGGGTGCAGGGGTACTGCAAACTGCCCAGCTTCTTCCAGACTCTTCGGTGTCCAGCCAAGATCTCTCCAGACTTCAGGCGGGGCCACTTTCTTGGGTTTGGCATACGCAGCGATCTCTCGTGCTGCTTCGATGGTGTCTTTTGCCGCAGCTTCCGCGTAGTCCCGGGTTTGTTCCTGTTCGGCATCGTGCCGAGCCATACCAACTTCGGTATTTCTGAGGGAGCGCTGATGCTCCGCTACAAACTTGTTGTACAGCGCCTTGGCGTCTGGAGACAGCTTCTCCTGCACCCACTTCTGCGCTTGCTGTGCAACCTTGCCGCCCGTACCTTGGAACCGAGCCTTCTCAACCGAACCTTCACCTTCAGCACGCCGGTACTTTGAGGTTGGGTTCACCACATCGAACGCGATGTCGTACAGGACATCGATCAGGTTCGATGACTTGGAGAAATATACCCGGGCAGCAGAAGCAGCTTCGTTGAGCTTACGGGTTGTAGCTACAACACCAAGGATGGTTTTGCGATCCCGAGGCGGGAGCTTCTCTCCGGAGGTAGGTTGATACCCCTTGCGGTCCAGTTCAGCCCAAGTCTTGCGTGCATTCTCCTGAGCCTTGCGCTCATCCGGCGTCAGATCTGCGTCTTCCGGTGCAGGCTTGGCTTCCTTCTTTTCAGTCTGCGGCGCGGGTTTTTTTATAGCTGGCGCAGATTTTTTATCGCTTTCCGCAGGTGGGGCGGCTTTTTCTATAGGCGGCGCGGGTTCAGCAGGAGGTGCAGCAGCTTCATCGGCCTTGCGCTGTGCTTCCTCTGCACGCTCCAACATTTGTTGGGGTGTAAATTTAGGCGCAGAAGGGGCAGGGGCAGTCAGCAGCGAGGGGTCGAAGTCGTACCCAGTAGTTTCTTTCCACTGCTTGAGCTTCTGTTCAAGCTCGGCTTCAATCGTTTCGTACTCTGCACGCGCAGGTGAAGGTGCCTTACCTTGTCGTGGCCGGAACGGTTCCCGCCCATCGGCGGTCATCAACTCACCCTTGCGCGTGTTGATCCGACGCAGGTCCTCAAGGAGGGATTCCTGGGTTACCGGGCCAGCGGGAGCGACAGGCGGCGCAACAGGGGGCGCAACAGGCGGTGGGGGAGGAGGTGTGACAGGGGGTGGCGGCGCGGCGGCTTCTACTGCAGGGGGTGCAACTCCCTCTCCCATAGCAGGGCTTGGAGGAGGTTCTGCAGGGCGTACCACTGAAGGTTGTTCAGGTGCGACAACTCCTGCGGGGGTTGCTTCTCCAACGGGTTGCACAGGTACTGAAACGCCCTCTCCAACAACGGGAGGGGTAGGTTGTCCAGCAGCATCTTGTTGTCCTTCTGGTGTGCCAAAAGCATCGACCGCTGCCTCGGAGAATTCTTTTGCGTATCGTTTATCAAGCTCGGCTTGGACCGCCTGAATCAGATCCTGCTTCTGTTGCTCAGGAGGCTTCGCCTGTTGGTGTTGGAGTGTGGTCTCCAACAGACGGGTAGGCCATGCGTCGAGCGCGGGGATTTCAGGCGCACCGGGGGGTGGCGCTTCAGTTGCAGGGGGTTCAGGAGTAACCGCAGCTTCGGGGGTAACGGGCGCAACAGGTGGCGCAACGGGGGGTTTAGCGGGGGGTTCAGGGGTAACCGGAACTTCAGGAGTGACGGGCGGCTCAATGGCAGGGGGTGCCGGAGGAGCAACGGGGGTTTCAGGCGTGGGGGGTTGTTCCGCCGCAGCCCGCTCGTCCAAGATTCGCTGAGCCTCAGACTTCTGCCGCTGAGCTTGTGCAACCGCACCCGGTGCGCCAAACGCAGTGCCACCAATCGCCCCCTTGATGCTGGCGTTGAGGATACGGTCGATGTTCTTCTGGCTGAATACTTCTCCTGTGGCACCCGCAGTCTGCTCGGCCAAGATACCAAGAAGTTCTTGCGCACCTTCCGTCGCGGCTTCGCCCAATCCAGTCTTCGCCAATTCCTTGGCGATGTTTACCTTCAACGACTGAGGAACAATCGTGGACTGCTGAATGAGTTCATTGGCGACCTTGGCACGGGCGGCAGGGGAGAACTGCCCCAACAAACGCGCAGGGATGAGCGAATCCAACGCAGCTTGCGCAGCACCGAAAGTAATTGCGACACCCGGAGCAAGGTTACCCGTTTCCTCAAAGATGCCCTGAAATGTGCTTGGGGCATTCAACCCCAACGACGCGGTGCCGAGACCGATGTTGGTTCCGCGTGAGGCCCCCCTAGCCGCAACCTCTGCACCATAACGATCAGCAGCGCGTGCCGCGAGTCTCTCGGCGTAGATCTTCGCCGCGTCTTCAGACATCCCGCGTGTGGCGGCGGTCTGTGCAGCTTTTTCCGCAGCAAGACGTTCTAACCCACCAACCGCTACACGCTTACCAACCACCCCAGATGCACCTGCACCTGTAAGCATGGCGAGCATGTCTGGAGTCAGTTCGCCAAGAGACTCCGCTATGTACCCAGGCAGATCACCCGCACCGCGAATATCTCTAAACGACTTGAACGCAGTGGGGTACTTGAGTTCGGCTTCTTGTTGCTTGGCCTGAGCTTCCGCAAGCTGTTCTCTGGCGTAGGCTTCGTTACCTACGATTGATCCGGCAAGTGCGGGGAGCAGATCTGTGACGGTACTACCCAGGCCAGACACAGCGCGGCCAAAGCCGCCCTTGATAAGCTGCCCCAGTCCCAGTTCCCGGTAGTCCGGACGATACCCATACTTTTGTTCTGCAAGAGCGGCAAGCCGCTGTGCCTGAGCCTGAACTACGTCATCCGGTGTGGAGTCGGGAAACGATACAGGCCCATAGTTGGGTATCTGGACTACTTTCACTGGGCTCCTCCAAGCTCACGCATTGCCTGCTCTACGGAGGTTATCCCAGAATCACGCCCAGTGGAACCAAGGATGTCGCGCTTGTACATCTCTGCAGCGCGGTTAATAGCCGATTCTGCTGCGCCCCAGCCAGTTCTAGGATCGTACTTGATGCGCCCGTTGGCAATATCGTTCAGCACGCGCTTGCCGTCTTCACTGCGGTTCAAGTAAGCACGCATCTCAGGGGTGACCGCCCCCGTGAAGAACTTGGAGTTGACATCCTGCCGTAGGGCCAACTCATCACGCATCGACGGAGGCTTGATCCCACCGATACCTTTGTTCGCCGCAAGGGCCGCACGCATCTGAGCCTGCTGGTTGGCGATTTCTCTCCGAGCAGTGGTAGCTTCCCGACGCGTAGCTGCTTGTTCAGCAACTTGGAACGCTTGCCCTGCCAACAGCATCTGGTTGTTGTCGAACGCTTTACGCAGGCGCTGGTACTCGTCCATCTTCTTCTGATAGAGGTCGAACCGGTTCATAGCCTCGGCGCGGCGGGCTTCCTCTACAGTGGACTCCATCTTGATGATGATCGCCTGCTGTTCATTTCGCAGCTTGTTGAACGCCGCGTCTTGGGCCTTCATACGATCTTCATAGGCGAGGCCACCGCGCCCAGCGTTTGCCAAGTTCTGCCAAGCCTTACCCCCACGGGCACCAGCAAGCAAGAACTCCTGCAGCCCGCGCATAGCACGACCCTTCTTCTCCTCCTCATGCGTCATCGCCTGCTTGTTGTACATCTCCTGAAGCTGTTTGATACCCGACTCCAGCTTCTGCCCTGCGGGACCGGTAATACCAGCAGCCCTGAGCGCCGCATCCATGTCGGCGTTGATCCCTGTTTGCGTGGGGGCCTGTTGGTCAAACTGCCTCTTCAACGCCTCATCAACGTATTTTGCGTAAGGGTTTACATCCGGCGGCTCAGCAGCGGGCATCGCGGGAGCGGTGAGCTTTCCCGCACCCGGTGCGTTGGGCACCCGAGTAATCTTCATGGGCGCTGCCGGAGCCGGGGCCGCAGCAGGTGCCGAAGGCGCTGCTGGAGCTTGAGAAGCAAAACGCCTCTTAATCTCTTCCTCTGGATAACCCATTTGCCGAAGCTCGGCAGCGGTGAACATGCCCTTCTTCCCCCCAGGGCCGTATGCTTCAACACGGGGTTCTGTATCTTCACTGGCACCTACATCAAACCCACCAAACTCCGGCGTCAGACCGCCAGGAGCAAACCCGAGTTCGTCATCGTCGTAACCCAAAATCCCGCCAGCACGCAGGGGGACGATATCCGGCTCCAAGCTGGTGATACCTTGAGGGCGGTTTTGCTGTTGGATCTGCTCTGTCGCCTGCCGCATGGCGTTCTGATCCATGATCTCCTCTTGCCGCATCGCGGGCAGGGCGGTGTCACGGACATCCTGAAGATCAGGCTCCGACATACCTTCATCTGCTGCCCCCATATCAGGGGCCATGTTCTGCGCCGCTGCCGCTGCTATCCCCTCGGCCACAGAAGGCGTTGGCGAACCGCCCCCCTGCTTTTGGGACATCAGGTAATTGACCAACCCCATCAAGTCTTGCAGGGGCTTCGGCACATTGGCGGAACCCGCCCGGGGAGGCTGACCAGCTTGGATGACAGATTCGATGCCGTTCATATGTGACCTCAACCGTTCGGGAACAACTTCTTGATCTGATCGGCCAACCCCATCAGACCCCCCAACGTACCAGATAGTTGCCCCAGACCCGTCGTAGCCTCAGAGGTGGTTTGCGTGCTCACGGGCAGGCCCTGGATGAGGCTTTGCTGGAACTGCAACTGCTTGTAGGGGAACAGACGTTCTTCCTCAAACTGAGCCCGATCCGCAGCGATACCTTCGGATTCAATGTCGCGCTGTGTTCTACCCATACCAGACATCATGTCTGCAAGGGTCTTGGCTTGGCCTTGCTCGGTGTTGAACTGCCCCATCGCCCGGTCGTAGGCGTTGGCATACCCAGTGCCGATTGCTTTGTTCTGCTCTTGCAGGAGGTTACGTTCAAGCTCGGAGGATTCAATTGCTTGTCGTCCACCCCCCATAGCACTGAACGCTCCAGCACCGCCAGCCCCACCAAACTTAGCGCCGAGCTTGGTGCGAGAGATATCCCCTTGACGGCGCATTTCCTCAAGCTGCGGAGTCAGCACCGCTTGCAGGTATGGGTTCATGTACTGCGAGGCAATACCTCCGGGCCCCGTAGCGGGTCCTCCCGCCGTAGGAAGTTGGTAAGCATCGGCAGAAGAGAACGTCTGCCCCAGTTGCCCGGGGAACGACAAACCTTCCAGCCCAGTGAAAACCTTGCTCTGCAGTGCCGAGGGACCTGCCGTCAGAGGGCCGGTGTAGGCTTGATACGGTGTAGCGGCAAGTGCTTGCCCTTTCCCCATGTAGTCCGCTACATAGGGTCCGATATATGCAGACAGATTCGATTCTGTGCTGGTGTCCCCAGCCAATCCACCTGCATCAAATGCAACCGCACCGCCCTCGGCAAATCCAGCAATACCCCCAGGAGTGAACTTGGCCGGGTTGATCTGCCTACCTTGCTTCTTGGTTCCCGTACGCGCCTGCCGCACCCGGTCCATCATCTTGTAGAGGATCTTGGCACCTGCATCGGAATTACCGTTACCAAGGTGGGAGACCACATCAGCCGGGATGACGAACTCACCATGACTTAGTTTGGCGGGACGCTTGCCGTCGATGGAGCTTGGGATCTTGTCCGCCATACCGTCTGTCTCACCGCGCAGATACCTCGGAGGCATCGCTCTGCCACCTCGGGCAAGAGCTAGCAAGCCCCCTGCAGCGCGCCCGCCTGTATCTCCGGGGGAGTTTGGGTCAAGGCCAGTATCAGTCAGAGTGCCCCCACCGCCACCACCGCCACCACCGCCACCGCCACCACCTGAGGTGGGAACCACAGTCGGCGCATAGGTTACATCGGTGAAATATCTACGCCCCATGCTCCCCGGCCTACGCGGTGCTACCCCCGCAGCGGGTACAGGTTGTGCAATCTGAGACCGAGTGGCGGTCAGTGAGGGGATACCCCCACGGTAGCCGGGGGGCTTGCTGCTCTTAAAGAGTCCAAGCGCTCCACCAAGACCCGCAAGTGCCGCGATCTGTGCACCTGCACCTTGACCCCCGGTAAATACGTCTTTTGCCCCTTTTAGGACGCTCCCAACATCTTTCCAGTTGATGCCCCCTATTGCGGGAAGGGAGTCCAAGTAAGCCTGGAAATCCGCATCTGACATTGGAGAGTCTACGGTTCCGCTTGCGTCTTCTGCCATTTTCTAATCCTCAAAATTACTTACGTAGGAGCCGCATCAGATCTGCGAGGGCTTGTTCAGCAGGGCTTATTTGTGACGCGGGAGCTTCAGCCACTGCACGGGGTCCAGGCACATTCCGTTGTTCTGGGGCGGGGGGCGGTGCAGGTTGCTCAACTTGCTCCCCTTGGTTTCTCTGCTGCCATTCGCGTTGCTTCTCCGCCTGCTGCCGTTTCCACGCCTTATAGAACGGAGTTTCCAGATCGGGTTCCGGCACATTTGCAAGTAGGTCTTTGTATTGTGCCTCACGAGCTTGCGGAAGTGCGGCTAAACCTGACGGGGTTGTGCCGGTTGTACCGGTTGTACCGGTCGTGCCGGTCGTGGAAGTTGGTTTAGCCGTAGTAACCGGTGGCGCAGTTGTTGGCGGGACCGTAGTTGGCGGGACCGTAGTTGGCGGGACCGTAGTTGGCGGGACCGTAGTTGGCGGGACCGTAGTTGGCGGGACCGTAGTTGGCGGAAGAGTAAACGTCGGCGGTGGAACGGTTGGCGGAACCGTGGTTGGCGGAACCGTCGTAGGAGGCGCAGTTGTTGGTGGGACCGTGGTTGGCGGAACCGTCGTAGGAGGCGCAGTTGTTGGTGGGACCGTAGTTGGCGGAAGAGTAAACGTCGGGGCGAGCGTCGGAGCAAGCGTCGGAGCAAGCGTCGGAGCTAACGTCGGAGCTAACGTCGGAGCAAGCGTCGGAGCAAGCGTCGGAGCTAACGTCGGAGCTAACGTCGGAGCTAACGTCGGAGCAAGCGTCGGAGCAAGCGTCGGAGCAAGTGTGGGAGCTAAGGTCGGAGCGAGCGTGGGGGCGAGCGTGGGGGCGAGCGTCGGGGCGAGCGTGGGAGCAAGTGTGGGAGCAAGTGTGGGAGCAAGTGTGGGAGCAAGNGTNGGAGCNANCGTCGGAGCTAACGTCGGAGCTAACGTCGGAGCAAGCGTCGGAGCAAGCGTCGGGGCGAGCGTCGGAGCAAGCGTCGGGGCGAGCGTGGGAGCTAACGTCGGAGCAAGCGTCGGAGCTAACGTCGGAGCTAACGTCGGAGCAAGCGTCGGAGCAAGCGTCGGAGCAAGCGTCGGAGCAAGCGTCGGAGCAAGCGTCGGAGCAAGCGTCGGAGCAAGCGTCGGAGCGAGCGTGGGAGCTAACGTCGGAGCAAGCGTCGGAGCTAACGTCGGAGCTAACGTCGGAGCAAGCGTCGGAGCAAGCGTGGGGGCGAGCGTGGGGGCGAGCGTGGGAGCAAGTGTGGGAGCAGTCGTAGGAGCAACTGTGGGGGCTAAGGTAAATGTCGGTGCGGGTGTAGGTGCCGGAGCCGGAGCAGTCGTAGGAGCAACTGTGGGGGCTAAGGTAAATGTCGGTGCGGGTGTAGGTGC